TTGGGAAGCAGAGGAAAACCACCCAAACGACCATTTTTCAGGCAAAGACCGAGTTGAAACCGAGCCAACAGGCATAACATTTGATATTGATTGGATTAAAGGCGGTAAGTTTTGGGATGAATACAGATCAGTTAATATCGAAGTTACAAATTGCGACGGAAAGCCCTTGCCAAATATCAACAATTATTTAAATAACCTTCAAATATCTTATGTCAATGAACCAAGTATTTAACGAATTATTAGACGTGAAAAAATTAGTAAATCAACTTTTTGATAAAATGGATGCTATTGAAAAGTTAGAATACGATTGGAATAGTAGCACAGAATGGCGCAAAGCGAAATACAAATTAGAGGATGAAATCAAAGAAATCAAAAACGAACTTAAAAAACTTTTATAATATGAAAACTCAAAACTTTTATAACTGGATGGAAAATGTAGTTAAATCAAATTTTTTAGCTGACAACGAAAAAATGACCAACGCCTTTAATATTATTTCAGAGGCTGAGCAAATAGAAAAAATGAGATTGACTATTTTAAGTCAAGCCGAAACGATTAGAAATCTAAAAGCGGATTTGAAAAGTCATAAACAATTTTTAAATGAAGTGGTTAAAGAAATGCAGGTTGATTTTGAAATAGTTAAGCCATGACAAATAAAGAGGTATGCGATGCTTTAAGACCTATTTTCAAGCAGACAGAAGCGAAATCAGCAGATAGAAAAATGTTAACCAACTTGCACAATAAGTATATTAAAAAGTGGGATGATATTGATATTATAAATTATAAATACTTAATTAATAAATATGCAAAGTAGAGTAGTAACAACAGATCAAGCGGGGGATATATTATCCATATCAAGAAGCGATATTTATAATTTAATGAAAGCAGGAAAAGTAAAACCTATTGAAAACATACATCCGATACACGTTTTTTATGTAGAAGATTTATTAAAGTATGCTGAAAAGATAGTTTATAACTTGCCTGAAATTAATGTGAGTTTTGAAAATGATTTTTTAATCTTTGAAAGTAAAATAAACTAATGGCACAAATCTTAAAACCAAACAGAAAAGACAACAGAGGCGGCCATGCCAATTGCGGGAGAAAAAAAGGCAATACTAAAGGGTTTACAATTAGATGCAAGCCTGAAAATATCGGAGTAGTGAGACAATTTATAAATGAAAACAACCTTTAAATATGATGACAGAATACGAAAAATTTTTAGAAAACAAAAGACATTCAATAGGTAACTTTGGATTTAAAGCAAATTACATCCCTGATATTGCTTTTGACTTTCAAAAATTTGTTATTGAAAAAGCTATTGAAAAAGGCAGAAGCGCAGTTTTTTTAGATACTGGACTTGGTAAAACTTTAGTTCAATTAGCTTTAGCTAAAAACATAGTCAACCACACAAACAAAAAAGTATTAATATTAACACCTTTAGCAGTTGCTTTTCAATTTATTTTAGAGGCTCAAAAATTAGGTATTGATGACATAGAATATTCAAAAGACGGAAAGCATACAAAAAAAATAGTAGTATGCAATTATGAGCGTTTGCACTATTTTAGTGAAAAGGATTTCGAGGGTGTAATTTTAGACGAAAGTTCAATACTTAAAAATTTTGATGGTAAAATTAAACAAGAGGTAACTACTTTTGTAAAAAAGATACCATTTAGATTTTTAAGCACAGCCACACCAAGCCCGAATGACTTTATAGAATTAGGTACAAGTTCCGAAGCATTAGGATATATGGGTTATATGGATATGTTAGGCAAGTTTTTTAAAAATAACCAAAATAGCGTAGATAGCAATAATAGAAATATTGGCGAAAAGTTTTATCTAAAACCTCATGCCGAAAAGGATTTCTTTGCGTGGGTTAATCAATGGTCAATAATGGCAAAAATGCCATCCGATTTAGGGTTTTCAAATGAGCGTTATAATTTGCCTGAATTATTTATAAATAGACATATTGTTAAAAATCAATCTTTGATAGATGTTAATGGTCAGTTCCAAATGTTTACACCTATTGCCAAATCAATGACAGAAGTTAGACATGAGCAAAAGCAAACCGAAGAAAAAAGATGTGAAAAGGCTATTGAATTAGCACAAGGTAAAACGTCTGTTTATTGGTGTAATACCAACAACGAAAGTAGTATTTTAAAACATTCAGATAGTAAAGCAGTTGAAATAATAGGAAGTCAATCAATAGACAAAAAAGAGGAAATACTTTTAGCATTTGCAAATGGTGAAATCGAACGTTTAATTACAAAAGCAAAAATGACTTCAATGGGTTTAAATTGGCAACATTGTAATCATTCTGTATTTTTTCCAACGTGGAGTTATGAACAATATTACCAAGCTATAAGACGTTTTTGGAGGTTTGGTCAAAAGAATGATGTTACTATTGATATGGTAATTTCAGACGGACAAACAAGGGTTTTAGAAGCGTTGGAGCAAAAAACACAAAAAGCAATACAACTACATAAAAACTTAACTGAAAATGTTAATCGTAGTTTTGAAAACAAAGTAAAAGAATTTAACAAACAAATAATAACACCTAAATTTTTATAAAAATGGAAAATCAAGTAAAAGACCAAATTGTAACAGACCGTTACGCAATCTATAATTCAGATTGTATGTTAGTAATGCCTACACTACCAAATGAAAGCGTAGATTTAAGCGTTTATAGTCCACCATTTGCAGGATTATATAACTACTCAAGTAGTGAACACGATATGTCAAATTGTGAAAGCAAAGAGCAATTTTTAGAGCAATACGAATTTTTAGTAAAAGAAATTGCAAGAGTAACAAAAGCTGGTCGTATAACTGCTGTACATTGTACTGATGTATTTGATAATACTTGTCGCCTTTGGGATTTTCCAAACGAGATTATAAGAATACATACGAAATATGGATTTGAATATCGTAACCGTATAACAATATGGAAAGAGCCTTTAAAGGTTCGTATGCGTACAATGGTTCAATCGTTAATGCATAAGTTTATAGTTGAGGATAGTACAAAATGCTTTACCGCAATGCCTGACTATGTTTTGGTATTTACAAAAAAAGGCGAAAACAAAACACCCGTAACACATCCGTTTGGAATTAATCATTATGCTGGTGAAGTTCCAATTTTACCTAACATTTTAAGAGCGTGGAATAATGCAAACAACTCAAATTTAAACGAGGTTGAACTTTGGGAACACCTAAACAATATTAACGAGGTTGACAAAATTACAAAATTAAATCATTACATTTGGCAACGTTACGCATCAAGCGTTTGGGATGATATTAGAATTGACAACGTACTGCCTTTTAAGGATAGCAAAGAAGAAGATGACGAAAAGCACGTACACCCGCTTCAATTAGATGTAATTGACAGATTAATTGAATTATATTCAAACCCAGACGAGGTTGTTTTAACTCCATTTATGGGAGTAGGTAGTGAGGTTTATAGTCCTGTTTCAATGGGGCGTAAAGCAATAGGAATTGAATTAAAAGATAGTTATTTTAAACAAGCAAAATTAAACTTACAAGATGCTGAAAAGCGTTTTAATTCAACACAAGTTAAACAAGAAACTTTATTCTAAAATGATAAAATCAATTTTCTTAAGCCAAATATTAGCAAATGAGTTGCACGAATTACAGACTAAATTCGTGCTACCTTTTGCACTAAAAAACAAGGTTAAAAATTTAAAACCTGATCTGATACGTTTTTCAGAAAGTCATTTTGACCTCGCAGACGAAAAAGCAAACAGCGAAATGATGACAATTTACAACGCTATGGATAACTTTATAAATGAGATGTCAAAGGTTGAGGTTCAAGATATGCCAGCAATTGTATATATTTACGAGGCGTATAAAAAAGACCCGCAAAGTTTAAACGGAATAGTTAACAAAATATTGAAATAATGCAAAGTAAAAAGCACTCAGCACTTGAAAGCGTTACCAATGTCGTAGTTGGTTTGTTAACGTCTTTTTTAATTCAATTATGGATTTATCCACTTTTAGGAATAAAAGTTACAATTAATCAAAATATATTTATTACTTTTGTTTTTTTTATTGTATCGTTTATTCGAGGATATTTTATAAGACGTTTATTTAATAAAAAACAGAAACCATGACCACACACCTCACAATGTCGGAACTCGTATCTTTAGGCTTCGAGGAGTTTAAAAAACATTGTCATGGGGATTTTATGAGCCAACAATGGCAAAAGGGTAATATCTTTGTCAAAACAACTTGGGTAACGGAAACGGGTTTTTTTGTTAACCAAGAGGTAAAAATAGATGCTGCTATTAACGACGTTTCAAAAGAGGATTTAATATTTTTAGATAAAATTTTTAATAAATGACACTAACCGAATTAATAAGGAGCGATTATGATAGTCTATTAAAAATGGCTAAAAAAATCGACCCTATTAACGGACAAGACTACCTACATGATGCCTTTATAAAAATACCTCAAGACAAAGATGTTAATATAACCTACATTTATTTCACAATCAAAAACTTAATGATTGACGATATAAGAAAAAATAAAGAGGTTATTTATGATTTGTCAAATATTGATATTATAGAAACACCAACCTTTGATTATAATGTAGGTATATCAGAAATTGAAAACAGATTAACAACGTTCCAAAAGTTGCTTTTAGACTTGATCCGAAATCATAAAATAAGCCTTTTACAAATAAGCAAAGAAACAGAAATTGAATACAAAGTAATTTATAGAAACTATCAAAAGATAAAAAAAATATGCAAGGACTTGGAGATGTAATAAGTTATGTAACGACCTTTTTTGGAGTTGAGCCATGCGAAGCGTGCCTTGAACGTAAAAGAAAATTAAATAGCCTATTCCCTTTTATTAACCCACCAAGTGATAAAGAGCTGGAGTTTTTAGAGGACTTCTTTAGTTGGTATAACGGATTACCGATACCAGCAAACAAAGCACTGAAAATAAAAGTAGCCGAAAAGATATGGGCCAGGATTTACAATGTAGACCTCAATAGAGAATGTCGAACGTGTGGCAGTCAATACCAGGAAAAGTATATCAAACAATTAAAAAACGTTTATGAAAGTAGCCGTTTACCTTAGTCATTTTGGTAAGGTCGGAGGGGTTGAAACAACAACCTTAAACCTTTGCAAAGCCTTAACGCCTTTTCACGATGTAACGCTTGTTATGGAGCAATGCGACAACTGGCAAAGAATAATACAAGATGTATCATGCAACGTTTTTATTTTAGATAAAGACAAGGATTATTACTTTGATACAATTATCATGCAGTCGGCTTGGGGTTACAACCCACTTGACAAATTTCACGCAAAAAAATACATTCAAATTATCCATTCAGATTATACCTACTATTACAAAATGATGAATTGGATTTATGTAGAACACCCGAAAATTAATTATCGTGTTGCAGTTGGGCAGTACGTTAAAGAAACTTTTGAAAAGTTAACGGGTAAAAAAATACATAAAATTATATATAACTTCGTATGATTAGACTTTTAACACTTTCACGCATTCAACCTGAAAAAGGTTTTAAGCGTATGGCTATAATGCAGGACTTAATTAAAGCGCCTTTCATTTGGGATATTTATGGAAGTGGCAATTTAGACCTTTTAAAACCATTAACCAAATGCACATATAAAGGCGTTACAAACGAGGCAAAGGAAGTAATGAAGCAATATGACTTCTTAGTACAATTAAGCGATACAGAGGGTATGCCAATGGTTATTTTGGAGGCTTTAAGCGTAGGCTTGCCAGTTATAACAACTAACTACCCAAGTGCAAAGGAATTAATTACAGATGGAGTTAATGGTTATATCGTAGATTTTGACTTAAAAAATTTGCCAGAGTTGAAAATTTTACCTACTTTTACGTTTATTAATAAATCGTCAGTCAATGACTGGCTTAAAATCTTATAATTATGGTAGAAATATTTGTTTTACAAAACTTTTTTGACGTTGAAAATAAAGTAATCCGTCAAGTGGGCGATAAGTTTAAAGTAACGAAAGCGAGAGCAAACGCAATCTTAAATGCAGAAACAAAAGGATTGATTGAAATCCTATCTATGGAAGCAGAGCCTAAACCTAAAGCTAAATTAAAACGTGGGAAAGCGTAAATACATAGAAACACCTGAAAAGATGTGGGAATACTTTTTAGCTTATAAAAAACAAGTTAAAAGCAATCCTATATTAGTTCAAGACTATGTAGGTAAAGATGCTGAAATGGTTTACCGTAAAAAAGACAGACCATTGACAATTGAGGGGTTTGAAAACTATTTAGAAGACCTTGAAATTATAAGTCATTTATCTGATTATTTTGCTAATACGAATAATAATTATAGCGATTATTCGACCATCTGTTCGCGTATAAAAAGAAATGTAAAGCAAGACCAAATCGAGGGAGGCATGGCAGGAATATACAACCCAAGTATAACGCAAAGATTAAATAATTTAGTTGAAAAGCAAGAGGTAAAACACGAGGTAACAAAATTCGAGTTTGGCAACGATTAAGGGATACAAACCACATGACAATCAAAGATTAATTCATGATAGTATAAACAACGAAAACTATAAGTATTACGTTTGTAATATTGGTAGGCAGTTTGGTAAATCTATGTTAGCAATTAATCAAATCCTTTATTGGATGATTAATTATAATGGTTGTAATATTGGATGGGTATCACCTATTTACAAACAATCAAAAAAAGTATTTGACGATTTAGAAAAAGCAACTGCTAAAAGTGGTTTATTTGAGTATAACCGAACTGAATTACAAGTCAAAGGATTTAAAAGTACTTTATCTTTTTTTAGCGGTGAAAAGCCTGACAATTTAAGAGGTAACACATTTGACTATTTAGTAGTTGATGAGTTTGCTTTTACTCGTCAAAATCTATGGGATGAGGTTTTATCTGCAACAGTTTTAGTAAAAGGTAAAAAGGTTATTTTCATAAGCACACCAAAAGGCAAAAACCATTTTTACACATTATCAAAAACACATAACTACGACGAAAGATATAAGTACTTTCATTTTTCGTCTTATGACAATCCTATGATTGACAAAAGAGATTTAGACGAAAGGCGGAAAACATTACCAGACCACGTATTTAAGCAAGAGTATTTAGCTGAGTTTTTAGATAACAATTCTGGGTTGTTTAAGAACATTCAAGACTGCATAAATATTGCACCAAACAATGGTAATTATTATGGTGGTCTGGATATTGGTAGAGCTGATGACTACACTGTTTTGACAATTATAAACCAAGACAAGCAAGAGGTTTTTATAGATAGGTGGCGTCAAAATGAATGGTCAAAAATTATAGATAATGTAGCTGAAAAGATTAATTTTTATAAAGCCAAAACTTATGTAGAAGTTAATAATCAGGGGGATGTTTTTTTTGAATTATTAAAAAAGAAATGTCCTAACTATGTTCAACCTTTTACAACGACATCAAAAACAAAACCGATGTTAATTGAAAATTTAGCGGTTGCATTTGAAAACTTAGAAATTAATATTTTAAATGTAAATTGGCATATTGACGAACTTGAAGCATTTACTTATATTTACAATTCAAATACTCGCAATGTGCAATATTCTGCACCACAAGGGATGCATGATGATAGTGTTATTAGTTTAGCTTTAGCGTATCAAGCATCTAAAAAAATTAATAGCTTATCAAAATTTGCTTAACTTTTACGTTTATAAGATATGAGAAAAATAACAATACCGACTAAATTAAACGAAATTACTTTAGGGCAATTTATACTATTGCAGGAAAGTGTTAAAGAAGATAACGAGTTTCATACCTCTATGGCTATGATACGCATATTATGTGGCATGACAACGGGCGAGATATTAGCGATGTCATCAAAAGACTTTGACGATATAATCTACACACTATCAGCTACCCTAAAACAAACACCCATACATGAGCCTATCTTTGGGAACTATGGATTTATACCAAACTTTGATAAAATAACAACAGGTGAGTTAATTGATATTGAAACGTTTTTAAAAGATGAGAATATAGTCGGAGCGGTGGGTGTTATGTACCGACCAATTGAAAAGCGATTTGGTAAGCTATACACTATTAATCCATACGATGTAGATAAGGTTATTGAAGAGGATATTTTAGCTTTACCATGTACTGCTTATTTAGGAACTATAAGTTTTTTTTTGACTTTATTAGACGAATTACTGATCTATATCCCGAACTTTATGAGCAAGATACAGATGACGAAATCGCAGAGGGAAACTTTGGAAAAGAATGGGGCTGGTATAGTTCAATTGACGCAGTCGCTGGAGGAGATTTGCGACAACACGAGGCAGTCGTTGCAATCAATGTTCACACCTTTCTATATCATTTAACCTATTTAAAAATAAAAGCACGCAATGAGAAACGCCATCTTAAAAGGATTAGAAATAATCGCTAACTATTTACAAGAAGACCCCGATGTTATATCTATTCAAGCGGTTGACGATGACGAACTTGATGTAAACAAACGAGAGATATACCCACTTGTTAACATACGTTTAAATGGCGTTTCTTTAGACGATAGTACGATGACTTTTGAAGTGACTGCTTTGGATATAAGAAACAAAAAAAAGACCGTACAACGCGATGCATTTAACTTAATTGACGACCGTTGGGATAATTGGGCAATGTGTCATAACATACTTAAAACTTTGCGAGATAAATTAGAGATTAGACGCAATGAAAATGATATTGATTTTGTGAGTAGCAATGAGCCATTGATATTTTCAAACGCTATGCAAAACGGACTTGATGGCATGAGTGTTATATTAACTTTATCATATCCAAATAATACCATAAACCTTTGTAAAGAATGTTAGAGCAGAAAGAAGTTAACGATGCGTTATCGAAGTTTGGCAAATATATGGTCACGCAATCACGAGCTAATTTAAGCCGAAAGGATAAGAATGTTAAAAAGACTTTGTATAATAGTTTGTCTTATTCAGTGGTTACAAATAAGCGTTCGTTTTCATTTTCTTTTTCGATGGAAGACTATGGTAAATTTCAAGACTTGGGCGTTAAAGGTGCAACGAGTTCACAGAAAGCACCAAACAGCCCTTATAGATTTGGAAGCGGAACGGGTAAAAAAGGAGGTTTAACAAGTGGCATAAAAGATTGGGTTAATGCTAAAAAGTTTCAGTTTAAGGATAGGGAAACGGGGCGGTTTTTATCTTATGAGCAAACCGCTAATTTAATAACACGAAGCGTATATCAAAAAGGTATAGCACCAAGTAGATTTTTTAGCAAACCTTTTGAAGCAGGATTTGCAAAACTACCCGATGAATTAATACAAGCCTATGGTCTTTATTTAGAAAACTTTTTAAAATTTAGTACGAAATGAAAAAAATATTTATACGAAGTCCTTACTATATTTCTATTGCAGAAACAGGGCAGGTAGGTAGCAAGGTCGAGTTGAGGTTTAGGTATTACGGGGGTGCATTCCCAACACCTGCTAATTATATTTTAGCGAAAAGAATACCAAGCCCTACGCAATTAGAAACTATTTATAACGTGGCTAATTATGCCAAGGCGTTTATTCAAGCTATTGCACCAAACCTCACAACGGGAGTAGAAGCAAATAATGCTTATTGCTTTATGGAAGTCAAACGATATAACGAAACAGCGATAGGGGTTTACAATCTATTGACGACCGAAACGTTTTGCTGTTTAAATGG